ACTTCCCACCATTCTTCCCACCACACTTCCCACCGTTCTTCCCACCGTTCTTCCCACCATACTTCCCACCATTCTTCCCACCACACTTCCCACCGTTCTTCCCACCGTTCTTCCCACCATACTTCCCACCGTTCTTCCCACCATACTTCCCACCGTTCTTCCCACCATACTTCGCACCACCATACTTCGCAGTTAGAGGTATAGGCCCAAGATATTATTAAAATTATGAGGGGCTAGCAATAGCCCCTCATAAATGATATACTAACAATAGGAGAAAAAATAAATGGATAAAAAATATATTTTAGTTTCAGGGGATGAAGTAATTGACATACTATCATTTACTGACAAGTACTCTCAGTATGATAGATGGGTTGATGGCCTTGAATCAAATAATTTAAAATTTATTATTGTTAGTGATAATGAAGAAGCCGTTATTGGATCTACCTACGCAGATGGAGTGTTTACAAAGCACAATGAGCCTACAATTCCAGTTAGCGACTTTGAAGGCAGATACGCAATTTTAAAAAATGATAAGATATTTTATTTAAAGTTTTCAGATGCAGGAAAACTTAATGATTTCCACACAGAAAAATGGGAAACTATTACTGACGTAGTGCAGGTAGACCCAGAACAAGAAATTACTTTTTTGCATAAATGGGACGGCACAAACTTTATTATTGAATAAAGTTATATAGTAGAAAGAGTCATAATGGAAAACAGTTTTTCCTTTTCTTCAAAAGAAGAATTAGCCCCTGGAATATGGGTATATCGAGACGCAATAAAACCAGAGCTAAATATTATTAATAGACTTGAAGAGACTTTAGAATCAAGCAACGGCCTGTATAATTGGCAAGAAGCCACAGTAGGATATAGAGAAAAAATTCCAGACTACCGTGATTGTGTAGATTTTAAGATTAATTTCTTTGACTACCCAGGCAAAGACGAGTATATGAAAAAATTTGATTTAATATGGAAAGACGTTAGAGATGCACAAAAAGTTGCACTTGATGACTATTGTGCATTTTATAAGATTGATATGAAATACTGGGAAGCCATGAACTTCATTAAGTACGGACCAGGACAACACTTCTCATACCATTCAGACCACGGATGGTCTTATATTGCAACAGTATCAATGGTTGCTTATTTAAATGATGACTATGAAGATGGTGGATTAAGATTTGATAAAATGGATTTAGAGGTAAAACCAAAAGCTGGCGATCTATATATATTCCCATCAAACTATTTATTCTCACACTCAGCACTACCAGTTAAATCTGGAACAAAATATTCAATTGTTACAATGACTGACTACAATGATGCAACCCACACCCCAGAATTTTATAGACAGTTTAAATCAGAGATATCACAGCCAGACTAATGTTCAACATTGATGTATATACAGTTAGTCCTACTCCAGGAGAATTTAAACAGCTGCCAGTTAAAAGAGATTGGATGGACGCAACTGATAATGCTCACGCATATAAATGTTTTCCATTAAGTTTAACAAACTCTCTTGGATGGGGCATATCTTTTCCAGAAGATATAACTTTTATATGGGATGGAATTGCTACATCAAGCGAGCCAGACCATGTAAAAATACTAAGTGGTCATAAGTATGCATATACAGCAAGAGAAAATGCAACAATAAGTTTTAAGACTGGTCTTTTAATTAAAACTCCAGAAAATGTAACAATGCTATCAATGCCACCACCAAACTATATTTTAGATGGCGTACAGCCGCTCACAGCTTTAATAAGTACATCATTTTTTAAAGGGGAGTTCCCAGCAGCATGGAGAATTACTAGGCCAAATGTTGAAATAACTATTAAAGCTGGAACACCAGTAATGTCTGTTATTCCTATATCTCTTGGCGAATTAAATAATTCACAAGCAAACATTAGACCTCATTATGAGCTTGGTCCTAATTTTTTCCCAGATGCAGATTATTCAAAAATTGTTAAAGACATAAATAACTCTGGTCAGTGGACAAATTTTTATAGAGATGCAGTAGACCACCACGGCAAAAAAATTGGAGACCATGAAATAAAAGTTTTAAGACTTAAAACTAGCGACGGTAGCCCAGAGGTATGTAGTGACAAATAAAATAGTATTCCATTCTGCAAAGGTATACAACAAAGCTGACGGAACAAATGGACCAGTACCAGCTGCAAATTCTGTTCCAACTTGGTGGAAAGACGCAGACAAATATATAAAAGATCCAAATGGAGAAGCATATGTAAACCCAAGCGGAGAAGGCAAAGTTATGAGCTATAAATCATGCCCAGCAATGCTTGATACTTTTACTTCTGGATACATGCTAAGAACTCCTTGTGAGATAGAATTTTATTTAAAAAGAGGAAGAGTTAAAGCAAAACTTCCGATAGGGTTTGAGGATTTAGTTGGAGAAAGAGAGCCAATGGAAGGCTTCGAGACACCGCCAGGATTTGATGAAAGACATTTCCATTGGTACTTAAACTGGGCCCCAGAACTTCCAGAAGGTTATAGTAGTTTATATCTGCAGCCAATAAATCATTTTAATTTACCTTACATTACTGTTGCTGGTATAATAGATAGTGATAAGGTAACAAACTCGGGATTGCTGCCTTTCTTTTTAAAAAGTGGATTTGTAGGTGTAGTTCCAGCTGGAACACCAATTGTTCAGGTTTTCCCTTTTAAAAGAGAAGACTGGGAAATGGAATATAAATTTTATACCCAAGAAGAGCTTTTTGAAAAATATAAACAAAATTCAAATACATTTAGACAACCAGAGGGTGGCGTCTATAAAAGAGACTTCTGGCAAAGAAGAAAATACAAATAGGAGATATTATGCAAAATCAAGTAAATACTAATAAAGAACACAATTACAAAAAGCTTACCTCAATTACTCCATCTGGATTCTACGGCAACTCAGCAGATAATATTGTAGAGCTTAAAAACTTTTTAACAGAAGAAGAAAAAGAAAGACTTACTAATTTTGCATTTAACAATAAGACATGGGATATAACAGAGTCACATCAAAATGAAAACGGAACTGTCATATATGACGCAAATGCTTGGATTGACAGAGTCTGCACAAGAAGATCCATGGAAATTTCCGCTGACCCAACTATTGTAGATGTAGTTGAAGGATTAATTAAAAGATTAAAAATTGAAGTTGAAAAATTTTTTGAAGTAGACGTACAGGCAACAGGCCCAGCAATTGTTAAGTGGCCAGTAGGATCAAGACAAGATCCCCATGCCGATAAAGAGCTGCACGAGGGCCCAGATGCTGGAACCCCAAATGATTTTCCACATTACGATATTGCATCAATATTTTATTTTAATGATGACTACGAAGGAGGAGAGCTGTTTTTTCCAGTACAAGGCGTAGAAATAAAGCCAGCAGCTGGCTCCGCATACTTTTTCCCAGGAGACCTTCATTATGTACATGGAGTAAGACCAATCCTATCAGGAAATAGATTCACTTCGCCATTCTTTTGGAATATTCTAAAGCATACGGGAAAAAGACATCCATGAAAGATTTAAAGTATGAAGAAATTTACCCAAAAATCTTTGTATATAGCAATATGTTCAAGGATGTAAATGAAGTACTTAATACGTTAAAAGAATCAATTGAAAATCCTGAAGGCTCTGCAATTGGTCCTTGGACAGATTGGTATACTTTTGGGCTCGAAACTAGCTACTACGACTGGTCAAAAGATTCGGAAAGAGCAAGGCATGAAAGGTCTGTTTATGATGAGGTTAATCAAGTATTTTTTGATGTAACCGAGCATTATGCAGATATGTATGGAGTCGATATAAAACCTCAAAAAATAATAAATAGTATGGGACATGAGGTAGACTCTTGGAGAAAGATGGGGCCATCTCTATGTAAATATGAGGCGGAAGCAGGTGCAACTACAGATCTTGCGATGCATTACCACACAGACTACCAAGTTGAATTTAAAGATTCAAGGGGATACAATTTTGCATTAACAGTTACTACCTATCTAAATGATGATTATGATGGCGGAGAAATTGACTTTTTAGTAAATGGTAAGCTAATATCACACAAACCAAAGGCTGGCGACGTACTTGTTTTTCCAGCGGGAGACCCAAACTTTTTAACAGAAGGACAAGAGCTATATCACCACGGAGTTAAAAAAGTACACAATGGCTCAAAATATTTTATAAGAGCAAATTGGCAAAGGTATTACGATGGCTCTGTAGAGTGGAATGAAAATGCAGACAAATATGGACTAGATATCTGGCTAGAAATGGAAAAAGAAAAAGCTAAGCAAGATAGAAAAGAAGGAAAGTATCAATCCATTAACGAACAAGATATAGAGAAAGCGGTAAGAATAAAATGACATTTAACCTAGAAAATCAAACTAGACTAAGAGAAGACATTTGCGTTTTTGAAAATTTTTTAACTGAAGAAGAATGTGAATCAATATTAAAATACTGGAAACACTCTGTAGAAAAAGGAACCCTGCCATGGGAAGGAATTTCTTTTTATGAGTCCTATGCATCAAATCTACCAGATGACGATGATGTAGAAAAATTTGGACTACCAAGAGATTTTTTTGTAAACCTAGAGAAAAAAATTCAGGAGTCAGTTGAAATTACAAGAGGAAAGCCAGTAAAATCTGTAAGCTATCATGCACAAAAATGGATCACTGGTGCATTTGCAGGATACCATTCTGATAATAGCCCTCTAGATGACCCAGAGTATAATGCTTTTGAAAGGTCTAAGTGGGCATCATTTCTTTATTTAAATGGTGACTTTGAAGGCGGAGAACTTAAGTTCAGAGATCACGATATAAGCATTAAGCCAAAAGCTGGCATGTTAGCATCATTTTCTGGAGGTCACCACAATATTCATGAAGTTCAGATAATTACAGATGGAGAAAGATACACAATCGGATCATTCTGGGATAACGAAGAGTCTGAATATTCTGAAGAAACAAAAGAAAAATGGAAAACAGAAATAGCTGAAGCAAGAATAAGACAAGCCGAAGATCAAAAGTTGTGGCAAGAAAATAAATCTAAAGGAATTATGGAAGAGCCACCACCGTATCAAAAAGAAAGACTAAAAGATTAACAAGGAGATATCATGAATCTAGAAAAACTGCACGAAAATGTTTACTATTACAGGAATGCAATAGCAGACCCAGCCGCACTAATTGAGCTGATTAATAGCACAGAGGGCGAAGAAGGTATATCTAAAGTAGTTCCTTCTTGGGACCACTGGGAGTCCTGCAGTGGAGAATGTTATATCTACGGGGAAAAGAAAAACTTAAATATAGAAAACATGCTTCAAATCAATAATGATGAATCTAAAGAAAAAGCACAAAAAATAATAGACATCATTGTAAACGCTATGACAGATGTTTGTAAAGATTTTGCTAAAGATAAAGGCGTTGAAGAAGAGGTTAACCTATCACCATATATTGGTATAAACAAATATAAGCCTGGAACATTTATGGGAGGTCACTATGATCAACAAGAAGGAGATTTAAGATTAAAGTATTCTCTTGTTGCTTATTTAAATGATGACTACGAAGGCGGAGAGATTTCTTTTACAATTAAAGAAGGAATACTTGACGAAGAAGATAGGCCACGAGAAGACATTGATCATGAAATGAATAAAGAAAAAGTAACATTCTATCTTAAGCCAGAAGCTGGAAGTATATTAATTTTTCCTTCTTCTCCACCATATAATCACACAGCCCATCTTGTTAAGAGTGGTTATAAGTACATGGTGCCTGGGTTTTGGATGAATAAGGAGAACTGAGTTGTATTTTGAGCCACAAGAGTTAGCAAAAAATATTTTTTATTTTAAGAATGCAATTTATGAGACGAACAGGCTGATAGATTTTATTGAAAAAACAGAAGATGACGAAGAAATCGATAATAGCATTATATCTAAATGGATTCCTTGGACCTCAAGTAATAATGTAAATGATATATATGGATACAAAAAAAATATTAATGGCAGAGAAAAAACATTAAGTCCAAAAGAGCTTTATATATATAATAGCATAAGGTCTAGCATGATACATGTTGCATCTGAGTATCAGAAATATAATAACGTGACTGACCCAATACATATATCTAAAGAGTTTGATATAAAGAAATATAATACTGGACAAATGATGGGACCACACGCAGATCAAAATGATGGGGATACAAACTTAAACTATTCTATAGTAGCCTATTTAAATGATAATTACGAAGGGGGAGAAATTTCTTTCCCAAACCATAATGCCATGATTAAGCCAGAAGCTGGAAGCATGATAATCTTCCCATCGGCAGACCCATACCTGCACGAATCAAAAGAGATATTCTCTGGAATAAAGTATATGTCCCCAGGATTTTGGACTAAGCAAAAAACAGACTAGGTGATACAATAGTTATATGCTATATAAAAACATTGTATTAAAAGACAATCCAATTGGATTTTGGACTCTAGATGAGTCTTCTGGGTCCGTAGCATACGACTATTCTGGTTCACAAAACCATGCCTCATATAACTTTACACCAGTAAATCGGTACCTACCCCTTGTACCTGGTGGTATTCTTGGAACAAAAATAAGTGGGGCAAACAAAATAACTTTTTCAAATTTAAAAAGCCCATATGGAAATTATATTCAAGGGGCCCTAGCTGATAAATATAGCTCTGATGTTTCATTCACAATAGAATGCTGGGTTCAATTTAATGAAGTTACATCTGCAACTATATTTGCAGACCAATCAAATGATATAGGTTTTTATTGGGCAAATAACTCTATAGTATTTTCAATTAATGCAACAAATAAAATATATTATCTTGTTAAAGATAAATATAAAGCAATGCATATTGTTGGAACTTATTCTAATAATTATATGACTCTTTATGTTGATGGCAAAATTATAGATTCCACAGACGTTTCAAGTTTTGTTTTTTTAAATTCTGCTTTTACTCCACAAATAGGAACTATATCTGGCGGATCAGACTCATATATGATTGTAGATGCCCCAGCAATATATAGATACGAGCTATCAAATTCTTCAATTATGAATCATTATAATACTTCAAATATATTAAGCTACATATCGATATCAGACCCAGAAAACGGAAGATGCTTTTCTAATATAGACGGGACTTCCCTGTTAAGTCTAGAATACAAATATGGATTCAATAGAGACATCAGGTTATTAGAAAATGAAAACATATACTATGACTCTTTAAATAAAACATTATCAATATATAAGTCCGACACAGCAATTGAAAAAACTACAGAAGTTATAGACGTTATATCAATACCAATACTTTTTGATTTTGTTTCTTCAAAAATAGAATGGTCAACCGATAATGGAATTTCTATATATACAAGCTCTACTGGTGAAGTAAACTCATACGTACAGTGTTCTAATGGATTTCCAATTCCACAATATCAATATAATTCTATAGATGCTAATAAAAACATATATTTAAAAGTTGTTTATTCAACAACTGATGCTTCTAAATATACTCCATCACTAGATAAATTAAATATAACTCTTTATGGAACTTTAGAAATAACATCGTCTAATTCGGTGGCAAAAGTATCTTCTTCTTCTAATATTTCTCTTGGATCTGAATCTAGCCCAGCAATAGTAAGAAATAGAAAATCTGGAATTAGGACTGGCGGAAGCAACTCATTTACAGTATCAGACGCAGAAGAAACAAAGACGATAGAAATGATATATACCCCAGAAACAATAAATGCAACATCCCTAGTATCAAGAGGATCTAGTTCTATAGCCTGGAATCAGGCTGGCGCTATAACAAAATCTGGCTTTGATAGCTTATATATAAATGGATCACTAGTCTCATGGTCAAGTAACATATGGACATATTTAACAAAGAATCAACCATCCCATATTGTTGCCGTTTTTACTTTACCCTCTTCAGATAACATTATATTTAATAATCAAGGCATAGCCGCTAAATATGAAGGCATTTCTTTATATCCATCATCTGTAACAATAAGCCCATCTGCTCATTATGCAATGCACATTGGCTCATACTATGAAAACATATCAAATGAGTCAATTACCGTGACAGAAATTGGCACTCCAATATATGATTATGACTTTGTTGTGGTCAAAACTGTATAATCTTGTCAAACCCCTGGACATAATCTAGACTTTAATACTAAATAATGGTACAATTAAGGTCTATGAATATCTTAAACCAAAAATCACAGATTCTAGAAGAAACCACACTTGGTATATACGTGTGGGAAATGCCAGATGGCAGATGGATTGGAGATGATGATGGCAACTTCCTATCAGTTACATCCAAAAAAGGAAACAGATCTAAAATGGACTCTTTGGCTAGAGAGGTTCGCTCATACGGTATTTATGAGGGCCAACCTAAATTCCTTTCTGGTAGAAGAAAAATTGACGACGAAGAATTTGAATATCAAAACGAAAGATTAAAGTGGGGCCTAACACCAGACCCTATGGACATTGGTGTATATAAAGATGAGATGCTTAGAAACGGTAGAGTTAAATGAAAAGACTAGAGTCCATGGAAGATGAAATTGATACAGTATCTACAATCGACATATCAAATACTTCAGACTGGTTTCATTTTCAAAAGTTAGACGGACCGCAAGATGACCCATTTAAGATTGGTCTAGAAGAAATTAAAAAACTAAGAGGCCTTGGAACAAACTTTAAGCGTAAAATTAATCGTGACTTTTCAAAAGCATTTGTTGGAACAAGCGGAGTTTCCACACAACAGAATCTACTACAGCAAGCTATTAGCGGATATGCATTATTTGATCTTGTGGAGCCAACCTATAACCTAGAATATCTTTCAAAAATTTATGAAGTTTCAACATATAATTATGCTGCAATTAATGCAAAGGTTTCAAATATTGTTGGTCTAGGATATATGTTTACAGAAACATCTAAAGCAAAAGATGCAATGGATGCAATAACAGACGATAAGCAGCTAGACAGAGCACGTTCAAAGATTGATAGAATTAAAACACAGCTAGATAAATGGCTTGATGATTGTAATGAAGAGGAGTCTTTTACAGAGACCCTTATAAAGGCCTACACAGACCTTGAGGCGACAGGAAATGGTTATATAGAGGTAGGACGTACAGTAACTGGAGATATAGGCTACATCGGCCATATACCAGCTAAAACAATGCGTGTACGTAGATTCCGTGATGGATTTATTCAATTGCTTTACGGCAAGGCAGTTTTCTTTAGAAACTTTGGGGACCTAGAAACACCCAGCCCAATTGCTGGTCAAGAAGATAGACCAAATGAAATTATACATTTAAAAAAATATACTCCAATGAATAACTATTATGGAGTACCAGATATTATTGCAGCACAACAAGCGCTGGCTGGAAATGAATTTGCTGGAAGATATAATTTAGATTACTTTGAAAATAAGGCGGTCCCTAGATATATTATTACAGTAAAGGGAGCAAAACTTTCACCAGAGTCAGAAAGAAAACTACTAGAGTTCTTCCAAGTTGGACTAAAAGGAAAGAACCATAGATCCCTATATATTCCATTGCCAGCAGATACCCCAGATTCAAAAACCGAATTTAAGATGGAGCCAATTGAAGCAGGCGAACAAGAGTCTTCATTTAATATCTATCGTAAATCTAATAGAGATGAAATATTGCTAGCTCATCGTGTTCCAATTAGCAAGATAGGTATCCCAGAAGGAATTAACTTAGCAGCAGCCAGAGATGCAGATAAAACATTTAAAGAGCAGGTATGTCGCCCATCACAAGATAGGCTTGAAAAGAAGCTAAACTATTTAATTGCAGAAAAAACAGATGTCGTACAATTAAAGTTTAATGAACTTAGCCTTACTGACGAAGAAACACAAAGCCGCATTGACGAAATTTATTTAAGAATGCAGGTAATTACCCCTAACGAAGTTCGCATTAGAAAGAACATGACAACCGTAGAAGGCGGGGACGAAATGGTAGATTTAAAGCCACAGCAAGTGGCTGATCAAAATGCCAAGTCTACTGGCAACAGATTGCGAGACCAGCAAAGGTCCGCAAATGCCCCAGATAAAAGCGGAGAGGCCAGAAACCCAAAAGGCGATGGTCCAAAAGTCAAGTAAGTTTAATCGACTACTATTTGCGTTAGAGTAGATAAACCTATAAAATTAAGCATATGAACATTGAAAAGGGCCTATGGTCAAGTAATGGCGACAACTTGCACTTGTCAGTACCATTTACTAAAGTCAACCGTGAAAATAGAACCGTCTCTGGTTTTGCAACATTAGATAATGTTGATCAAACAGGCGACGTTGTTACTGCTGAAGCAAGCATGAAAGCATTTGAAAGTTTCAGAGGAAACCTTCGTGAGATGCATCAGCCACTAGCCGTCGGCAAGGTTGTTTCATTTAAGCCAGAAACATACTACGATCAAACAACAAAAGAATTTTACAATGGAGTTTATGTCACTTCATACATTTCAAAGGGTGCACAAGATACTTGGGAAAAAGTTCTTGATGGCACTCTTTCTGGTTTTTCAATCGGCGGGAAAATAACAGAGTCTGACAATGAAGTCAATAAGGCAGATGGCACACAGGTTAGATTTATCAAGGCTTACGATCTAGTAGAGCTATCAATTGTAGACTCACCAGCAAATCAGCTATGCAACATTCTCTCAATTGAAAAGATGAATGGCCAACTTGTATTCAAAGGCATGGCAGCAGATGTTGTTACAGAAAATATTTTTTATTGCGAAGAAAGCGATTCTGTTTTTATGTCGACAGAAAAAACTTTTGATTCGCCAATCACAGGTAAGCCAGCAAAGATTATTGGCTGGGTAGAAAGTTCAGATATGAACAAGTCAAAAGAAATAGATAAGATTCTTGCTTCATTTAAGAAGACAAGATTAGCGTTGCCTGAAACACAAACAATTGCAAAACAGGCAAACGTAGAAGGAGGTAATGAGATGTCAGACGTACAAAATGATGTAGTTGTAGAAGCTGTAGAAGCAGAAACAATTATTGAAAAGTCTGTCGACGTTGTAGAAGAAGTAGCAGCAGTTGAGGCTATTGCAGAAACAACCGAAGACACAACTCCTGCCGACTCCGTTGAAGAAACAGTTGAAAAAACAGCTGATCCTGACTTTGCAAAAATGTTAGGCGATCTTAAGGGATTTTTCTCGGAGACACTCGCAAAGGCTACAGACGCAAATGCGGCTCAAGTTTCAGAAATTAAAGAAACAGTTGAGTCATTCAGCAAGAGCGTAAATGGTCAAATTGCAGAGTTGGCAGAAAAGCACAATGCATTAAGCACAGCAGTGCTAGAAATCAAAGGCACCATTGATGGTGTTCAAAAGCGTGTAGATGCCGTTGAAGGCGACACAGCTATTAAGAAGTCTTCTGATCTTGGCCGTTCAGAGGTTGTAACAAAAAAATCAACATGGAACGGTTCTTTCCTCGGTTCCGTAAATGAAATCTTTTCAAACTAAAGGGTAGGTGAAATAAAAATGAGTAATGAACTATTAGAAAAAGCAGTAGCAGCAGGTACAAACGTAACTGGTAGCTATGCATCCGCAACTGGTGGAACTGGAGTACACACAGCGTCTGAAAACGGCAATGGTGGACTTCTAAACCCAGAACAATCAGCGCGATTTCTAGACTATATGTTCGACGCTACCGTAATTGGTAAGGTTGCACGTACTGTCCGAATGAAAGCAGATACAACAGAGATTGACCGTATGTCTATCGGTGAGAAGCTTGTAAAGCTTGCAACTGAAGCAGACAACACAGGTGTTAACTCACCTGTAACATTCTCAAAAATTTCTTTGACAACAAAGAAGCTTCGCATGGACTGGGAACTTTCAACAGAGTCTCTTGAAGACAATATTGAAGGCGCAGACGTCGAAGATCATATTGCCAGAATGATGGCAACACAAGCAGGTAACGATATTGAAGATTTGATCCTTAATGGTGATACATCACTATCAGGCGATGCTCTTTACAAGTCATTTGATGGCGCTGTAAAGAAGTCAAAGGCTTCAGGTCACGTAGTAGATGCAGCTGGAGCAAATGTTTCCCGTGCTGTATTTAACTCAGCACTTAAGGCACTTCCACGTAAGTACAAGCAGCGTCGTACAGACCTTCGCTTCCTTGCAGGATCAAACTTGATCCAGGATTACCTATACTCAACATCTAATTCAACAAACTTTGCAAACCCACAGGATATTGCTTCAGGCATTATCCGCGGTGATGTTCCAGTTGTTGGAGGTCCAGCAGGATATGTAGCTCCATACGCATTTGGTATTCCAATCGTTGAAGTTCCACTTCTTAATGAGACACAGACTGGTACATACGCCAGCCCATCAGGTTCACACGGAGATATCCACTTGACATTCCCAAATAACGTTGTTATTGGTATCAAGCGTGATGTTACTGTTTACCGCTTCTTCTGGCCACGTAAGGACTCAGTCGAGTACACAATGTATACTCGTGTTGGCGTCCAGATCGAGCAAGCAGATGCTTGGGTAGTCGTAAAGAACGTTAAGGTTGCTTCTTAATTAATTAAGAATTAAACTACCAAAAGGCCCCCAATTAATTTTGGGGGCTTTTCATTTTAATTTAACAATGCTATAATTAAAGGACCTAGAAAAAGGAGAATATAAGTATGTCGTTTGACACATTAAAAGTAGCCGAATTAAAAGTAATTGCAGAAGATTTTGCGGTTGACACAGAAGGCTTAAAGAATAAAAAAGACATTATTGCAGCCCTATCCGAAGAAGGCGTTTCTTGGTCAGTCTATCAAAAGACAAAGCAGGAAATTGAAGATAATCTAGAAGAGATTGAAATCATTCCTAGACTAGATCCAAAGAAAGTAGACGCAGACTCTATTTTGGTAAGAATGACAAGAGAGAATTATCGATACGATATTCATGGTCATACATTTACAAAAGAACATCCGTTCGTTGCAATGCAAGAAGAAGACGCTCAAAAAATTTTTGATACAGAGGAGGGTTTTCGTTTAGCGACACCAAAGGAAGTCCAGGACTTTTATCACTAAGCGTTAACATAAGTTAATGGCAGAAATATACAAAGATCAAACTTCACCAATTAAAACTAAAATATTTTGGGGTGGAGAGATAACAGATGCAGATTCAACTGTAACCGCTGTTGTTTATGATATAACTGAAGATAATACAATATCTCCTACTGTTGACCCAACAGTGCCAGTAGGCACATATACAGCAACAAAGCTAGAAACAGATATTGGAACATATCAAATAGTGCTGCCTATTACTCTTTGCAGAAGAAATAGAAAATTTAAAATTGAATGGCGGTATACAATAGGCGGATCTCAAGGATCTCATATATACTTTACAGATGTTGTAACCCCATATGCAAATATGTCTGACGTTATTGAAGATTTAAATTATGGAACAGATCCTTCTGACCCAAATTATAAATCATATCATGACCTACAGATGGCAGAAAAGTATGCTAGAAAGCTTATTGAAATTTATACAAATCAAGTTTTTTATCTATATGATGATAGACAAATTGTATATGGATCTGGCGCAGATATTTTGCCAATGCCATTTAAAATGTATCAAATTCATGAGGTTTATGAAAATGATGTTTTACTAGTTGATAATATAAATAATGTTAATAACTGGATATACTCCCCAATTATATCTGAATCTGGATTTGGTATTAGAGTAAACAAACAATCGCTAGCAGACAACATGATCTATTCAGCAAATGGAATGATTCCTCCAAGCATTAATGATCAAAATTTTTCGGGTGCATTTAAAAAAGATTCTAGATATTCTGTGCAAGGAAGATTTGGATGGTCCTCAGTCCCAGATAATGTTGAAGAAGCTTGTATAGTATTAATGAAACAATTCTTTGATCAAGATCGTGCATGGAAAGATAAATATGTAAAGAACATTAGCACATTTGATTGGAAGTTTGAGTTTATGGAAGATGCACATAGAGGAACGGGAAATTTATATGCGGATCAATTGCTCTCACCTTATGTATTGAATGGAATGGTAGCATTCTAAATGAGTCTGGCAACTTCTCTAATGCCACTACAACTTGACATATATCTTCAATTAGATACTCAAGACAAAAACTCTGGTGCAATAAAAAAAGAATGGTCATACTATAAAACAATGCAATGTTCTGCAAAAGGAATAGTTTCAAACTCAGCCAGTGCAAGAAGCGGAGATAAGCAGATATTAAATACAAAGTATAGTAACGAGCAGGTCTTAGAAATAAGAAGCGTAGATCAAATAACATATAGAGAAAAAATCACTAACATTAGAGATATAAAAGGAAATGTAGTTTGGAAAGAACTAAATTTCCCATCAGACTCACCAACGGTTTTTGAAATAATAAGCTCAACTCCCATAACAGATCCATTTGGTAACATTGTTGCATATAACTCTATTGCAAAGAGATCGGAGAATCAGCAAATTGGAATCTAATGTTGCTCTTCTTCAAGCTGCAAGCGGACTAGAAAGATTAATGGTTGGCGCACCTGTTGGTACAATAAAAGATAGCAATGTTGCACAAATTTCTGCATTTCTCTATCATCAAGCAAACGTACTAGCAAGACTAGAATCGGATGCTGGATTTAAAAGACTATTTAAGAAAACAATTTTTGATGGCATCAATAAAGAATTTGGCTTATACATTGATTCAAAAGCAAGAGTAAAACCAAAATCATTGCATCATGTATATGAATGGAATAAAGTTGGTCAACCAGCGAGTAGACTATTTGTATTAAAACAAATAGATTCTACTGGACTATCATTTAAGATAGACCCAACATATATACTATCCAAATCAGCCGTACCATCAAAAAACAAAAAACAAAAAAAGAAATATGTTTTTAGTAATAAAGCTGAAATAATGGAGGCAGGACTTCCAGTAGTAATAAGACCAAAGTCTGCAGAAAGACTTGTATTTGAATTAAATGGCATAACAGTATTTATGCCAAAAGGATCCTCTGTTACAGTAAAGAGCCCAGGAGGAAGAGCATCTACAAATCAATTTAAATTAGCGTACTCTCAATTTTTTTCTGGTAACCTTGTTAATATAGCCATTAAAAATTCTGGCTTTCAAAATTTATTTAATGCTGGGATTACAAAAGCCCTCGCAACTCCAGGCACAATTAAAAAGATACAGTACTCCTTTAGCCCAAATGCTATTAGGGCAGAAGCAGACACATCATTGGCAAAAGCATTTGGAGGGGCACTATGACAAACTACAACATAGATGCAATGTATGAAATTAGAAGACACCTTTGGGCGGAACTAATAGATTCAGGACTGCTGTCTGAAGAAGAATATTATAGTGATCAAATCAATGACAATGTAATACCAATCATCCCAGTCCAGCAGGCACCCGAATTTAATCAATTTTTGAGCGGGAAGACCCACATAGTCTATGATAAGATAGGCCTATCATATGAAGAGAACTGGATGATATGCTGTGAAAAAATTCTATTTACCGTATATTCAACAGATGCCTCTGAGATTAATTCAATTAGAAACTTGATGCTAGATGCATTTAGAAGAATGGATCAATCTGCCAAAGATGTAAATGCCTCAAAATCCACTCCACTTTTAATATTTTTTAATATCATGGTTGCTGAAATATCACCAACTGAGCCATCTCAAGACCTACAAGGATTCATGTCTACTGATGTAATCCTTGAGGTTAAATATGCAAGAGATGTTGATTCTAAGGGCAGATTTATCTAGGTTGCTTTTGGGCTCATTATACTCTAAAATTGGTCTTAGAGGAAAAGAGCCTAGCCAGCTTGATTTAAAGTAAGTTAATATATATATATTTATTTAACAGGAGGTTTTACAAATGGCATACCAAGCCGCAGGAAATGCAAGAAATATTCTCGTTGGTGCATCACCATTGTTCCTATCAGTTGAAGACTCAACAGTCGACGGCTACACAGACAACATGGCTGCTGGATCAGCAAAATCATTCGTAGCAAGCAAGAACAAAATGGTTCCAGCGTTTGATGCAACAGCATCTTACACAGATACATTAAATAAGATTCTTCCAACTACAGGTCTAACACAGACAGCAACACCGTCAGTATCTACACCAGCAATTGGTGGAGCTTACCGTAACGTAGGTTATACAAACAATGGTCTTCAAATTACTTACAACCCATCATATGGTTCAGTAACAGTCGATCAGCTTCTTGACGCAGCAAAGCTTTTCAAGGAAACAATGGAAGTTATGATTGCAACAGAAATGGCAGAAGGAACTCTTGAAAACGTTCTTTCTGTATTTGGCCAGAAGGGTTCAACTCTTAATGGTTCAACCCTAGGTCTTGCAGGTGGAGCTCTTGGCGAAGCGCCAACAGAGCGTCAGCTAATTGCAGTTGGACAAGCTCCAACAACACAAGCATCTTCATCAACTGAGCGTGTATACTATGCACGTCGTGTTCTTTCTGTACAACAGTCACAATTCTCATTGTCACGTAATGCAGCATCAACATTCCCAGTTACATTCCGTCTGCTTCCAGACGGATCACAGGTAAACTCAGAATACGGCACAATTGTTGACCGTACCTGGACACCAGCATAATTAATATAATTAATTAATAGATTGCCCCCTAAGAAATTAGGGGGTTTTCTATTGCCCTTATATTTTCTATATGATACAATAATTATAAGTAGATCCTAGGAGGATTAAAATTGGCAACAACAGTATATGATGTAGAAGAAATTACATTACAGAATGGCGCAAAAGTAACACTCAAGCCTTTGACAATCAAAGACCTTAGAAAGTTTATGGAAGCCATCCAAAAGACAGCAGAAGTTACAACTGAAAACGATACACTAACAGTATTGATCGATGCATGTGCAGTAGCACTATCAAAGCAGTTACCAGAATTGGTAGCAGACAGAGATGCATTAGAAGATGCATTAGATGTTCCTACAATCAATCGCATACTTGAAGTATGTGGCGGAATTAAGATGGACGACCCAAACCTTCTAGCGGCAGCGGTTCTGGCTGGTCAGAACTAGATTTAGCCGCTTTATTGGGAGAAGTATTTCTTCTGGGAAACTGGAAGAATTATGAAGAACTAGAAAATAGTCTTTCTATGCCAGAGCTGATTCAAACTTTTAAATCAATGCAAAAGTCGGAATCAGAAAAAAGAAAGTTCTTGGCTTCGATTCAAGGAATTGATATGGGTCAAGAAGAAAATGAAAATAGTACCACCTTTGAAGATGTTCAAAGAAGAGCACTTGGAATAGAAGCATCAGCAGATGATGTTGTATCTTTACAAGGTTCATTCGCCAGCCAAGCTGGATTTGGAATCGGAGCAGGTCTGGGGTACTCCAAGGAGTAACAGTAGTTGGTCGATCAAAATATTAATACCAACATAACTGCGACGGCGAATTTTAGTAGCCTTACAGCGCAGTTGCAAGCAGTCACAGCCCAACTCATAAAACTGCAGACTACTACTGTTGGTTTAAACCAAAAGCTTAATGCCCAGATAGGGCAGATGAATAGAACGTTCGTAGATACAATGAGATCTACTGGACAGTTCTCTTCTCACTTTGTAACTCTTTCATCAGACGTAGATAAGTTTGGCAAAAACCTAGACGCTGGAAGAATGAAACTTGGCGACTATTTTAATACTTGGCAGGGCCACGCTAAAAAAACTAGCAATATAGTAAAAGATTTAGCTAAACAGCAAGTAATGCTACAAAATGCTGTTGTTCAACCACTTGGTAGAAATGCACAAGGCTTAATGCAATACAACGTAATGGTTGCAAGAGGCCTTGACGAAAATAAAAATAAGATTCAGCTCTTAAGACAAGAGCAAGCAATTATGAATAAGGTCATGCAAGATGGTGCAACAGGTCTTATCAATTGGGGTAAAAACACTCAGTGGGCAGGTAGACAGCTAACGGTTGGATTGACCGTACCACTTGCAGCGTTTGGAGTTGCGGCATCAAAAGCATTTAGAGAAGCGGATGCAGAGCTAGTAAGACTTCAAAAAGTTTATGGCGGAGTTACAGCAAGTACCTCAGCAGATTTAGCAAAAATTAGAAAAGATGTAACAGTTCTTGCAAAAGAAATGGCTTCTACATACGGAGTTTCTTTTAAAGATACTATATCTCTTGCTGCAGATTTAGCAGCAACAGGAAAAGAAGGAAATGATCTTTTAAAAGCTACTCAGCAAACAACAAGACTTGCTGTATTAGGTGAGGTAGATAGACAATCTGCAATGAAAGCAACTCTTGCTATTCAAAATGCATTTAAACAAAATACAAATGAGCTGACACAATCAATTGATTTTCTTAACGCAGTTGAAAACCAAACATCAACTAGCCTTGCAGATCTAACAGAGGCTATTCCCAAAGCAGGACCAGTAATTAAATCTTTAGGTGGAGATGTAAAAGATTTAGCTCTCTACCTTACAGCAATGAAAGAAGGTGGAGTTAATGCAGCAGAAGGTGCAAATGCCATCAAGTCAGCAATGGCATCTCTTATTAATCCAACTAAGGTTGCAAAAGAAATGTTTTCAGGATTTGGAATTGATCTTGGTGGCATAGTAACATCTAATGCTGGAAATTTAACTGGAACAATACTTGCATTGCAAAAAGCATTAGATCAATTAGACCCACTTAGCAAGTCAAAGGCTATTGAGCAATTGTTTGGTAAGTTTCAATTTGCGAGAATGTCTGCACTATTTGAAAACTTAGGTAAATCTGGATCTCAGACATTAAAGGTTATGGATCTGATGAAATCAAGCACATCAGAGCTGGCAGCTATTTCTGATCGAGAATTAAAATTAATGACAGAGTCTGCATCTGGAAGATATAAGAGAGCTCTTGAATCTGTAAAAGCAGACCTTGCACAAATTGGAGAATCGTTCTTAAAAATTAATACATTTGTATTAAATGTTATTGATGGAATTGTAAAATTTGTAGGAAAATTACCTGGACCACTAAAGACAATATTAACATTTGTTGGAGGTTTAACCGCAGTTGCTGGTCCACTAATTATGCTTACTGGTGTGCTTGGCAACTTCTTTGGTTATATTATTAAAGGAGTATTCCATTTAAAACAATTATTTAAAGGTGGAGATGGATTTAAATTACTTACTCCAGAAATTATTGCAGCAGATAATGCAGCAAAAGCAGTTGGAGAATCTTTTTATAGCGATGCTAAGGCTGCAAAAATATTTGAAGATGCAGTACTAGGTCTATCTAGATCATTTGAAATACTTCAAACAAAAGCAGCTCTTGCAACAAAAGCTACACACTCAAGCGTAAATATGAGTACCATGGGCGGAAATATTGTTACTACAGGAGCAGGTTTTGATAGGGTTGTAGATAAAGATAGTCAATACCTTGGTAAGCCATATTCAAGAGATATGTCTCACACTATACCTTCTGGACAAGAGCAGCTTGGAACCATATTTGGTGTAGTTCCTGGAACAGGCCCAGTAAATAGAAAAATTAGCAATAACCCACAGATGTATATGCAAGGCGATCTTCCAAAAGTTCCTGGAGTAACTTCAGTAAATAGCGTATCTACTGGTATTGTTGCAAACGAAGCAGCAAAGTGGCACTCAATGACAGCAGCACTTGCTATGCAATCAAAAGAAGAATTGGCATTACTTAAACAAGAAGTATCTGCAACTGGAACAATAACAGCAGAACTATCTGCATCATATTCTGCTATGCTTCCACCAATGGTCGAATTGACATCGATGGCAGCAGCAGAAGGAGCAGCAATTGTTGCAGAACTTCAATCTGGAAAAATTACCGTAGATCAGGCAAGAGCAAAAATTATTGCATTAAACCAAACAGTAGAAGCTATGATGGCAGAGACCTCACAGATGGTTGCTTCAAGCATGGGAAGAACAATTAATTTAACTACAGTCCCACTTACAAGCCAGCCAACAGTAGATCCAGTTACTGGAAAATCAAACATGAAAGAAATGTTTCATAAAGGAACAACAAAAGATATTGTAGATAAAATTGCAAGAGCATTAGGTGGAGTTAGAACTTCAGGTGCAGGATATAATATTCAAACAACAAAGCCTAAATTTGCAAAAGGCGG